TAAATACCATATTACAGGATTCAGTTTAGGATCTGGTACTTTGGTAACACCATTTGCTAACGCATAATAATTAATCTGAGTGGGGAGAAATCCCCACTTATTTTATAGGAGATAAATTTATGAGCGACTATAGTACACCCGTAAAGACTACTAGATTAACGTCTTCAGGGGCAATATTTGCTGGTCCATGTAAAATCTTATCTATTTATTTTGTTAGTGATACTACGGCAGGTAGTATTACAATAAAAGATGGAGGGTCAAGTGGAACTTCATTGGCAGTTTTTGATACACCGGTAGGTGGATCAAGTGCAGGCGAACCTGCATACTATCAAATTGATTTGCCAGGATTAGGTCTACGATGTGAAACCAGTGGATATGCGACATTATCTAACGTTGATATGGTCACAGTTATATACGGATAAAAGTTTATGGCTTATTCGGGCACAAGAACTTTTAATCTTAACATAGAAGAGATCATCGAGGAGGCATTTGAGAGATGTGGCCTTGAGGTGAGGAGCGGTTATGATTTAAAAACTGCTAGGAGATCTCTAAATTTAATGTTTTCAGATTGGGCTAATCGTGGTTTAAATTTATGGACCATTGATTATGCAACACAAACCATGACAGCAGGAACTAATTTTTATACACTAGATCAAAAGGTAGTTGATATTGTTGATGCTGTTATAACCACTACTGCTGGAGCTACAGCAAATATAGAGGGTGATAAAGATACAACTGATGTAGCCATTACTAAAATATCAAGAACAGAGTACATGAATTTAAGTAGGAAAGAAAATGCTTCTGCGGGAGATGCAAGACCTACACAATATTGTATGATCAATGGACAAGTAACTACTGCTTCTGGCAGTGATTATGGAAGACCAGAAAATGATATGACTATATTTTTATATCCTAGTCCCGATAAAGCTTATATTTTAAAATATTTTTATGTAAATAGAATACAGGATGCAGGGGATTACACTGATAATGCGGATGTACCATTTTATTTTCTTCCTTGCTTAGTTTCAGGATTAGCTTATTATATGGCTTTGAAAAGATCTCCAATGATGGCTGCTGGATTAAAGGCAGTATATGATGAGGAGTTTGATAGAACAGCTGATGCTAACCGAGAAAGAGTTTCGTTTAGAGTTAAGCCAGCACAAGCATACATACCATAGGAGGTAATATGCCAAAATGTGAAAATTGCAATTGTGGAGATAATTGTGAATGTACAAATTGTGAATGTAAAAAGGAGGAAAAATGAGTAATAGACGTTGGAATACCCAAACTACTAACACTAGAGACAAATCTGGTGGATCACCAGGAATTTGGAGAGATGCAGGAACTTCTTCTGCCCCTAAAGCTAAATCTATGACACAAGGAGAGAAAACTGTTTCAGTCCCTAAAGGAGGAGAAAGCGGAACTTCAAGAGGAATGGGTGCAGCTACTAAAGGTGGTAAATTTCATGTGGCTACATCTAGTGTATCTGTTTGGTAAAATAAATGGCATACGCTAGCGGAAAATTTGCTGTTGCTATTTCTGATCGCAGTGGTCTACAATTCCCCTATACAGAAATGGTTAAAGAATGGACTGGAGCGTGGGTGCATAAAAGTGAATACGAGCCAAAGGCTCCTCAGTTGATGCCACACGAGCATAGTCCAGATCCTCAGGCCTTAGAAAGACCAAGAGTGGCAAGAACAGAACTACCTGTTCCTAACTTACTACAAAAAAATCCTATATCTACAGCTGCAACAACCACTATAACTGTTACTGAGATTTCTCATAAAAGATCAACGAACGATGCAGTTAGGTTAAGAAATATAGGAGGAAGTATAGGAGGTATAGCACCTTCAGTTTTTAATTTAAATACAACTTTAAATGGGGCTCTTACAGCTTCAAGTACAAGTATAACTTTAACTGATGGTTCTGCTTTTCCTTCAAGTGGGTATATTGTAATAAATGAAGATAAAACAAGTTCTGGTGTACCAGTAGAAATATTAAGTGAAACAATTAAATACACATCTAGATCTGGTAATGTTCTTAGTGGATTGACACGTGGCAGTGGAGCTCCTTCGTATGGAGTTACTTTAGGAGACACAACAGCGGTATCGCATGATGATGGATCTAAAGTTTATGGATCATATTCTATTACAGTTGTTAATACTACATCCCCACAAAATACTACTATTAGTGATAGTTATACTTTTGTTGTAAATAGTGCAGCGACTTCTACAGACGTAGGTGGAGGATCTTATGCTTCTGCCGGACCAGTAAATAGTAGGGCATAATGACAACATATAGTGAATTAGTAACCCAAATAAGAGAGTATACAGAAACAGATAGTAGTGTTTTATCTGATACTATTGTTAATGATTTTATTGAGCATACTGAAAATGACCTTGTAAGACAGTTGGATATTCCAGCTTTTAGGTCGTATCAATATACTCAATTCACCTCTTCTAATCCTTTTTTAATTGTACCCGGAGGAACAGCACCTACCCCATCTGAGTTTTCTGTAATAAGAAGTGTTAATGTTTTAGCGGACTTGACAGCTACTGATTCTACTGGTAATCGTACATATCTAGAGGAAAAGGATGTATCATTTATGAATGAGTACTGGCCAAATAGAAACTTGACAGGTACACCAAAATATTATACACAATGGGACTACAACAGTATATATGTTGTCCCTACTCCAAGTTCAGCCTTGTATTTTGAGTTGGCTTTGAGTAAACTAGATACTGCTTTATCAAGTACGAATACAACGTCTTGGGTAAGTAATAATGCTCCAAAAGCATTACTATACGGTTGTCTTGTGGAAGCTTTTAAATTTTTAAAAGGTCCCATGGAGATGCTGCAAACTTATACACAATCATATGCACAAGCTCTACAAGCTGTCGCTATGCAACAAATGGGAAGGGCTCAACGTGATGATTATATGCATGGTGCATTAAGAATACCACGCCCATCCTTCCAACCTCAACTAGGTTCAATTAAGCCAATGGGTGGCGCAACAACAGGAGGACAATAATATGGCTATCACGCAAGCTGTGGCAAATAGTTTTAAAACAGAGGTACTAACAGGGACGCATAATTTTACTGCGACAACTGGTAACTCATTTAAAATTTCTTTGTATACCAACTCCGCTACATTATCTAAATCTACAACTGCTTATACTTCTTCTAATGAAGTTTCAGGCACTGGCTATACAGCAACTGGAAATACTTTAACTAGTGTTACTCCTGCTCTTAGTTCAGATACCGCAGTATGTGATTTCGCTGATACGTCTTGGACGTCAGCAACAATTACAGCAAGAGGAGCATTAATTTATAATGATACTCAAAGTGATAAAGCTGTAGTAGTACTAGATTTTGGTGGGGATAAAACATCTACAGCTGGAACATTTACCATACAGTTTCCAGCAGCAGACGCATCAAACGCTATACTACGACTAGCGTAAGGAGTTTAAAATGGCATTAGTAATTAATGACCGTGTAAAGGAAACTTCCAGTACAACTGGCACGGGAGCGTTAACATTCGCAGGGGCAGTTTCTGGCTTTGAAACATTTTCAGCTGGCATTGGAAATTCCAATACAACTTATTATGCGGTAGTAAACACAGACACTCCTACTGAGTGGGAAGTAGGTTTAGGAACCTTAGCTGGTGATAGTTCTACTATTACACGTACAACAGTTATTTCATCATCAAATAGTGATAGTGCAGTAGATTTTGGTTCGGGAACTAAGGAAATATTTTGTACTTTACCAGCCAGTAAAGCAGTTATTGAAGATGCTAGTAGTAATGTTACATTACCAAATGATCTTATTTTAGGATCTGATTCCTCGATTTTAAAATTTGGCGCTGATTCGGATACAACTTTTACTCATACTGATGGTACAGGTTTAACTTTAAATTCAACAAATAAAATATGCTTTAATGACGCTAGTCAATTTGTACAAGGCTCTAGTGCAACAGTATTATCTTTAGGAGCAACTGACGAAATAGATTTAACTGCTACAGCAATTGATATTAACGGTACTTGCGATATAAGTGGGACTTTTTCTCTTGCAGGAACTGATATAACTACAACAGCCGCAGAAATAAACTTAATAGATGGTGGTACTTCAAGAGGTACTACTGCCGTTGCTTCAGGTGACGGTCTTCTTGTTAATGATGGTGGAACAATGGCAATGACCAATGTTGATACAGTATCAACTTACTTTTCAAGTCATAGTGTTGGCGGTGGTAACATTGTTACAACTGGAGCATTGGATTCAGGTTCAATAACTTCAGGTTTCGGAGCAATAGATAACGGAACTTCTAATATACGAACTGCTACATTTACAGCAGAAACTGCTTTTGTGCCAGACGCTTCAGGCGGAGCTGACTTAGGAACAACATCATTAGAATTTAATGACGCTTTCTTTAATGACAGCGCCGTTATAAACTTTGGTGATGATCAGGATACAACTTTAACACATACTGACGGAACAGGATTAACATTAAATTCAACTAATAAAATCTGTTTTAATGATGCATCTCAATTTATACAAGGTTCTAGCGCAACTGTATTATCACTGGGAGCAACGGATGAAATTGACTTAACAGCAACTGCTATAGACATTAATGGTACTTGTGACATAAGCGGAACTTTTTCACTTGCCGGTACTAATATGACTTCAACTGCTACTGAATTAAATAAACTGGATGCTTTGGATAGAGGAAGTATCATATACGGAAATGCTAGTAGTGTAACATCAATCTTAGGACAAGGTTCAGCAGATCAAGTATTAACGTCTGACGGCACAGACATTTCTTGGGAAGATGCTGGTGGAACAACAATCAATAATAATACAGACAATTTTATCATTACTGGAACTGGAACTTCTGGTACTTTGAATGGTGAAACCAGTTGTCGTTTTGATGGAAACAAATTTTCAATTAATACTACAGGAAATTTCGGAGGATCTAGCCCAAGATTTGTAAGTCAATCCAACTCAGGACAATCTAATCTAATTGTTGCTGCTGCCACCAACACTGGTAGTAGCCAACAAGGTGTACAGTTTAGGAGAGGAAATGGAGGAGATTGTGGGGAAATAACTATTGGTGTTGATAATTTGAATTGTAGCTACAATTCAAATTCAGACTATAGGATGAAAGAAAATATTGTAGATTTATCTGATGGCACATCAAGGCTTAGACAATTAAAACCTATAAGATATAATATGATAGATAGCGTAAGCAAAGCAACAGTAGACGGATTTTTAGCGCATGAAGTTTCAGAATTAGTACCAGAAGCAGTTAATGGGGTTAAAGATGAAACAGAAGTAAGAACAAATGTTGTTGTAAATTCATCAGGTAATGTTGATGCTGATGGTGTTACAGAAGCTCAATGGATACAAGGTAAGGCAGATGGAATATATGCCTCTGATACAACTTGG